AGGGCGTTGTTGTTTGTTACGTTATCAGCAAGCTCACCGCTACGGCTTTGGATGTTAGTAGCGATAATGTCGCTGATAGAACTATTGGCAAATGCCATGGTTTTCTCCTATCAGGTTTTTAGAGTCGATCTGCCATGCTGTCGAATTGTTCGGCAAGCAGAGATCGGCGATCTTGCGCTTTGGTAGCCGTTGTCGCGCCGGGTGCGGCACTTCTGACACTAACCGCTGCCGCTCTAGCCTTCTTCGCAGCTTGATTCGCTACGACCTTTTGCTGAGTCTCAACTTGGGCTTGTCGGCTCTGTTGAACTTGCTGATAAAGGTTATCGTCTAGGCGTAATGCTTTTTCATACGCATCCTCTAATGTCGTTGCTACACCGCTTTGCAGCAAACTAATCATTGTCGGACGCGCTTCTTCAAAATGTTCAGCTCGCATAGCGAAACTGTCAATCTCGCTTAACAAAGACTGGTTCTGCACTTGCTCTTGTTGCTCTTTCCAACTCATCACCTCGCCACGAACTCGATTCAGTTCCTGCTGAAGTGCTGAGATATTGGGATCAACCATCTGTTGTGGCAGTTGGCTCATATCACCCAAATTCACACCGTACTGCTGCGCGAGTCGCATAAAAAGTTGTTGCTTTTGCTGCGGATCGCTAAACCGTAATGCGTGATCTGCTTCCATCAAGGCTTTGACAGCCTTCGGTGCATCCATCCCCAAACCACGGATGGTTTCCATGTAGGGGTTCAAGACCTCGTTAAACTGGTCTGCAATGCGGGCTTTTTCCATCAGGGGCTGAACCCCTGCTTTCATCTGTTCTTCGCGCTGCCAGGCGTATTCCTTCATCCTGTCATCAGCGGTTTGCCAAACGTCGTGATAATCCTTTTTCCACGAAGCCGGTGGGCGCTTCCACACGGGTTCTTCAACAGGCTCTTGCGCCTGCTGCATCATCGTCTGTTCGGGTTCTTTCGCTGCAAACTTACCTTGCTCGTCGCGGGGCACATCCTCGCGGATAGGTTCGGGGGCGCTTTCGACTTGCTCAAACTGTTCCAGCAGCTTTTCTCTGCGGGTATCTTCAACTGGTGCAATTGCGTTTAGATCGCTCATTTATCTCTCCCTGTGGGGGTTACGGGTAAATCGTGCGTCATCGCGCAGTTTGTTCAACATCTTGTTTGCATCTGCGTGAGTCATGTTTGCTAGTTGCGCCCGCAATACTTCTCTGCGGTTATCCTTGACCGGAGCAACTTTCGTTTCCATCTTTTCGTTACCGACTTCAATGCAGCCATGCGCTTGCAGGTGCTCCCTGTGACGGCTGCGGCTGGTAATCATCGATCCGTCAATCATGGACTGATAAGGCTGAATGTCGGGCATTACATGGTGCACCGCAGTCGGTTGATACTCGCCAACTTCTATTGCCTCACCGTCAACATAAATCCAGCGTTTTCTCATAGAAGTAACAGAATTTCCTCATCGTCAATTTCAACGTGCCGCTGCCAAATTTGTTCAGCATTCTTAAGATCGGCAATCAACTTATCAAAATCAAGGTTGCTTGTCAAAATCTCTTGCTTGGTAATGTAATTTAGCGGCTCAACGACTTCGGGAATGTCCTCTTTGCCCTCAACGATTCTTTCATATAGGGCGAGAACTTCACGGCGACGCTGCTCCCGTACCGCTTTTTCCCTTGCAAAGCGATCTTTCAGCTTGTCGCCGTCATGGGTATCAAGGTCAATCAGCGTGGGAACGTAATCCCACGTTGCTGAATCCCATGTTCCGGTGTCCCATCCCCCGTTCATGTAACGATTTCAACCCCAACGGCTTTGCCGTCCGGCCCGCGGATGATACGTTTCGGCGCAGCCATGACATTCATCAGGTTGTCGATCTTGCCCGCAGTCTGATCGTGCAGCATCGCCATGTCCTGCTGTAGCCGCTCAACGTTTTGCAGCGCCATCTGCACGCCATTACCTAGCTCCGCGGTCATGCGCTCAGCAGAGGCAGTTGCAGCCTCAACCAGCGGGATATCCACGCCAGGATTAGCCCCAATACGCGCCACGGTGACTTTTGTTGCTGCATCCAGTTCCGTTTTCCAGCGGTTGTATTGCTCCTCCATTTCAACCTTTTGGCGTTCAAACTCCATTTTCTGAGCATCCATCTGTGCCCGCATTTGCTCAATTTCGACCTCGCGCTGCGTTTTAGCTTGCTCAAGCTGCAATTTAGCCTGCTCAATCTGCATTGTGGCTTGCATCTTGGCTTGCTCTAGCTGAGCGTCGGCTTGCATCTTCGCTTGCGTCATTTGCTGTTCAGCCTGCATTTTCAACATTTCGGGATTCTGCTGCGGCTGTGGCGGCGGGCGGTTCACAATTTTGTTGATGCCAGCGTCAATTGAACCCTCAAGCTGCCGCGCACCCTTGAACGATGCAACCATGAACTTCATCGTTTCGCCAATCATCGGGATCATTTCCGGCGCTTGCGTGCCAAGCGGCAAAGCTTCCCGCAGGAACGTCCCCAATGCGGAAATAAACTCAGCCCGATCCCGCTTCATTTGTTGTTCGTCCAACTGCACCAGCGAATCTGCTGCCACCTCGATGCGGAAATTCCGCAGAGGCTTATCCTTCAGCAGCGCAAGTGCTTGGCCGATTAGTTCCTGATCTTCCGGCTCTAGCTGATCCGCAGCAGCATATTGCAAGATAGTCGCGGGCGTGAACTTGGTGCAGATAACCTGCGCTTTCAGACGAAGCAAGCCTGTCGCAAACAGCGCCACATCCTCTTGCATAGCCCGCAACCGAATCGAGGCGTATTGCCCCTTAATCTGTTGTGCGGTAGCCGTCTCAGACGCAAACGACGATCCTCGGATAATGTCCGAAAGACCTGTTATCTCATAGATTTGATTCTTGATTTCCGTTCGCGCTTGGTAGCATTGAATCAACGTGGCGGCGATCATGTCGATAGGCAAGAAGTCAATCGCGCCTTTCAAGCCGCCTTTCTCGCCGAAAGCCATCCAAGTATCAACCGGCAATAGAGCGTTGTTCTCTCCCTCGGTCATCAGTCGCTGCAATGCGGGCTGAGAAGCGTCGTATACACCGCGCACACGCAAAGCCTTGACCAGCCCGTCAATCCGGTCAGACAAAATATCCAGTTCGTTCGCCTGATCCTGATACAGCACAAAGTCAGGGACAGGGACGAGGGTATCGCTTGTGACTGTGGCGTACAACGGACGCGGGCAGGGGAAGAATCCTTCCAACTCCAGCGGGTCATCGCGCTCGTCAATGATGTTGGGCATCGACTTGCTGAACCAGTAAACCTTGCCGGTTTCCTTGTCCCAGTATTCACAAATCTTTGCGCGGGTGTGCTCCTTGGTGGATTGCCCGTATTGCTTGAGAGTGTCCGGGCCTGCATCGAAAGGAATCTTGTTACCGACTTCCTCGCCGAACCGCTCTACCAATGCCTCGCGGGTCATGTAAACCCATCGCCATACCGCGGTAACTTCTTCCCATGTCCTGGCAACAGAATGGCCGAAGTCCTTCCAATGGACATAATCGACGGGGGCGCATTCGTATTCGATCTGCTCTAGCGGTTCTTCGCCAGCCAAGGATTGATTGTTCGCCTCCGGCTCGTCAATGTCCTCGGTAATCTCCAGCCCATCCTCGGGCATATCGACAGCCTGCACATGAGGCTCATACCGCACCCAAGATGTACCGCGCCCCCCGAGGAAACGATCCTCAACTGCGTGCTTCATCGTGCTGCGAAAGTCGGGGTAATGCTCAATTTCAAAGTCCAGCGCCCGCTCTATCAACAGGGAAGCCACTCGCCCCACTTGGTCATTATCACCGAAGCGACGCGATACATCAGCTTTCGGCAGACGCGCATAGACCGCAGGAATCAACGTCTGAACATTCGACCATAGAATGTTGAACTTGGCAGTCTCGTTGGTGTTTTGGCTGCGGTTGTCATCCCGGTAACGTTTGATGATCTTCTGAGCGCGGGCTTCCCACTTCTTAAAGTCGTTATCGTAGGCTGCAACGTTATGCAGCAGCTTCTGCAAGCCTGTGCTCTGTTCTTCGCTCATTTATTTCGCTCCGAGATAGCGCGAGCCTTGGCGCGGGCATCCTCTTTACTAGACGCACCCCACGCCTTCAATGCCAACGCCAACCGTGTGGGTTCGCCGTTCTTTTCCATCGGGCCAGGCATATTTCCCATGCGGGCAAGGAAAGAAGCGCGACGCGGGTTATCGCCAGCCTTTACGGGAGGCTTCAACGTGCCGCCAGTTTCAGCGTGATAACTCGCTCGCCCCTTGGCGTTCAGTCCACCCTCGGGATTCTTGCCTTCTTTCTTTGTCCATGCAGCAGTCATTTTTTCTCCGGCTTTGCAGTCTTAGCAGCTTCGCGGAAATCTTTAGCAGTCGGTGCGCCGGGATCTCCTGGCTTACGCATACGCTCGCCCGAACCGGCTTTAATCCGCTCTTGTTTCGCTAGGATGTTGGCGTACAACCCTGCCTTGTTCACGAGAATACGCCCACGCCGATCACAGTCGCACCCGCGCCAGTGGTGACTTTCCACGCACCATTAGCCGAACACATATTCATCTCGACGCTATACACGCCGGGAATGAGGGTCGCTGAACCCGTCAGCAACGGGATCGAAGTCGCGCCATCCAACAGGGTCACAGAAGCCGTGGCAACGGTGTTCACGCTGATAATCAGCCTGTGCAGATAATCGCCAGTTGCGCCAGTTGCACCTAGCACCTGTGCAGTTTGACTAGCCGCTACTGTTTCGTACGCATAACGGTACGGATAATTAACGCCGCTCATATTCTTGCTCTCCTGGGTTGTTGTGTTGACCACATATCGTTGAGGGTAACTGTGTTTTGCGGGCCTACCATCAGAGGCTTCTCTCTGTCCGGCGCTCTGATTACCGGCTCTTGCTTCCAAGCTATCGCCATCATACGAAAAGCATCCGCAGG